AAGCGTAAGCAACTGGATAAGGATAACCTATGGGTGATATGCAAGAGGTGTCACTGGTACAAGGGCATTCTTGAAGATGATGTCTATACTTATGGTTTATTCCTAGAGAACATAGATACTAGCAAGTCATGGTGTAAGGATGAAGTAAGACAATGGATACTTGATTCAATTAAACGTCATGATGAAAGGAAAGATGATTGATGTTGTTTAACATTTGATAATGAACTTACTTATCATCATTAGTTATTGGTTGTTCATCATTCAAGTTATTGTTCATCAACGAAAGGAATCGATATGAAGAACAGAACGAAAGCTAATCAACTAACAAATGAATTGATTAGATTGAAATTGTTGAATAAGAAAAATGAAACGAAAATAATTTCGTTTGGAGATAATCAAGATCAAGGAGTTGCCTTCGTAAACACAATAAAACGGGTTAACGCGTTGCAAAGCTGGAGCCGATTTTAATCGTACGGCTTTTACTGATTAATTTAGCAGTATATTTGATTATTATTCGGGTAAAAATAAAAAATACCCCCGGGCGGGGGCAATCGGAGGGAGCGTCACAAGGTGGCGTCCTCGTTTTTTGCAAATGCAGAAATCAAAAATTTTTGAATAGGCTATTTTAGAATTTAAAACGTTGTTATATCAACGTTTAACGTGTTGTTAATGTGCTTTTAGTATACCACAAACTTTTGATGAAAGGGGGTGTTTGTTTGGTAAATAAACGTAATTCGGGTCGCAAACGAACGACTAGCACTGATGAATCTGTCAGAGCAGACCAACGTGAGCGTAATTTAGAGTTTCAGGAAAAACAAAGTGAACTTACTGAACTGCAAGACAACCCTCCTCGTCATTTGGATGGTTATGGTGTAACACTGTGGCGAAAGTTAGTTCCAGAACTGAAGCGACTTGGAACAATCAAACAAATTGATACAGTTAATTTGGAAGCCTTTTGTTCATTGTACGGTACATATCGAATGGCTGAAACAGATGTACAAAAGAATGGCATATTCGTTAGTTTTGAAGTTGATAAAAAAGAAATCGACGAAGAAACAGGTGAAGAAGTAGTCGTAGGAAAAGAAACACAATATGATCGTTCAAAGAAAAATCCTGCTTACTCAATAATGAATGATAGTATCAAGACTTTAAAATCATTAGCTGTTGACTTAGGATTATCATTTGATGCAAGGTCTGGTCAACTAGTTCCAAGTGACATTGGTGTTAAGGAAAACAAGCAAGATAATTTAAGGTTGGTGAAGTTCGGTGCAGACATTTAATTTAGTAGGTGTAACAGACGTTAAAGGTGCTGTTAAATCAGAAAAAAGACGATATAAACGTTATTTAGATAAATATAATGATCCAGCTACTCAATATGCTTTTGATGTTTTGTTCACTGATAAGTATATAGCTGGTCGAGATGCGCAACTAGCTTGTTTTAGACATATGCAAGACTTGGGTAGACAGCGTGACAACGATTTTCCATATCACTATGACACTGCATATGTGACTATGATTGAAAATTTTACAAGGATACTACCTAACCCTGATAATTTTAAGGTCACTTTGAAACCTTATAAATGGCAGTCGTTTATATTAGATAGCTTATTAGGTTGGCGTACGGAAGAGAATGGTACAAGGTTTACAACGTCTAATATAAGCGTTGCCCGTAGACAGGGTAAAACATTTATCGCATCCATGTTGGTCAACTTTTATTACTTTATGGTTGCTGCGGAAGCAACATCACAAGATTTTCTAGTTGCTAGCTATGACAGCGAGCATGCCACTAAGTTATTTAACGATGTTTCCATTCAGGCCAAGAAGTTATTAAAAATGCCAGAGTTTTCTGCTTGGGCTAAAGAAAATGATGTTGATGCACAAACACAACAAGTAATAGGTCGTATCAGCAAGAACACCATTCGTAAAGGAACATCAGAAGGTGGCGGGTTTGATTCCTTTCACAACGTTATCGCTGTTTATGATGAAATTGGTAATCTTAAACCTGATAAAAACGAAACATTGCGACAAATAACATCTGGTCAAAACGGTATAAAAAATCGTATGTTTGTCAAGATATCAACTGCTTATCCTAATGCAAAGGTTAAATTTAAAAAAGACCAAGATTTAATGCGTAAAATTATCGAACAGGACAATTTGCGTGAAGCAGACAATACGTTTCAAATTATTTATGCTCAAGATAGTGAAAATGAAGTATTTGAAGAACGTACTTGGAACAAATCAAACCCTAACTTAAACGAGATGGACGAGGGCAAATATAAGTCTGAAATAAATAGTTTGATTAAAGATAGAGATGATGCTGACAGAAGTGGTGAACTTGCCACGTTTGTTAATAAATCATTGAATATTTGGAGTCGTAAGTTCCAAAATAGTTATTTATCTCTTGAAAACATTCAGAAGAATATCATTGATGACTTTGATATTTATGGCCGTGATGTTTATATCGGTTTTGATGGCAGTCAAAGTAACGATAATACCTCATTCGGTTTTATATTTCCTTATCGTGAAGTGAAAAGTGATAAATATTTTTGTAAACAATTCAGTTTTATTCCTTTTGCACAAGCTAAAACGATTGAAGCTAAGGAAAAACAAGATGGTTTAAATTATCGCGAGCTTGAAAAACAAGGGCTGTGTGAAATAACTAGAAGTCCAGAAGGAACTATCGATAAAGACCAAGTTTATCATTGGTTAGAAAAATTCGTTGCTGACAATGACTTGAAAGTAAAGATGATAGCACTTGACCCCAACTTATCTGATTGGCTATTAAAACGTATCGAAAACTACCACGATGAATGGCCTGTATCTACCGTTCGACCAACTTCACAGGTGCTGTCTAATCCAACTAAAGATTTGCAAGCGCAATTCATTAACGGAAACGCTGCTATTTTGAATGACCCACTTTTGATTGACGGATTCACAAATGCTGTGTTGATTGAAGATAGAGGTGGAGCTGTTAAAATTGATCGATTAAATAGAACAAGTGATCACATCGATACATCTGATGCATTGGTCAACGCACATACTGGAGCACAGTTCTATTTTGAAGATTTTAAAGGGGATGATTATAATCCGTTTAATGATTTGAGCCGTGATGAGAAAAAAGATTACTTTAAGAGGATGTTTGGATGATAGTAAAAATTATGAAAAGTATATCTAATTTTTTTGATAACTGGCTAGCGGCAATTCTATTTATTATAGGAATAGCACTGATTGATATCGGTGCTTTTTATTTTAATGTAATTATTGGTTTTATCGTTTCAGGACTGCTGTTTATAGCCATGGCGATAATTCTCAATATGGAAAGGAGGGAATAAATGAATGGGTTTAATGACTTCGAGAAATCGACAACATAAAATCAGTGACACAACTTATCCCAGTACGCACGGATATGATCCAGTTATTTCACAAATAGCGGGTCTTCCTGTTGGATATATAAGTGGTGCAAACGCACTAAAAAACAGTGACATATTTAGTGTAGTTAATCGAATAGCCAGTGATATTGCTAGTGCTAAATTTAAAACTGAAAACACGTACGTAAGTGAGCGACTCAACCAACCTTCAAAGTTGATTGGTCGTTTTTCATTTTGGCAAGGCGTCATTATTCAATTGTTATTGAGTGGTAACGCTTATGTACCGTTGGATTTGGATTATTTAGAACAAATACCGCCATCTTCGATTATTAGTATTGATATTGACAATGCGAATCAAGGTGCAGTTTATACATTAGCTGAGTACAACAATCACCCTGAACGCAAATTAACACAAGACCAGATACTTCACTTTAGGCTAATGCCTGACGCAACCTATCAATATCTTGTGGGGATGTCACCGTTAGAAAGTTTGACTAAAGAGCTGACCGTTTCAACAGCAAGTACAGACCAAAGCTTGAACTTGATTAAAAACCGTATCACGCCAACTTCTGTTTTACAGATTAGTAACGCTTTATTGGAACAGGGCGATGCAGATGCGGCGCGTGAAGCGTTTGAAAAAGCTAACAATGGTTCAAATAATGGTCGGTTAATGGTTTTGGATTCCAATTCTACGTTCAGTCAATTTGAGATGAAAGCTGATGTATTCAAAGCGTTAAACAATAACGCAGAGTATTCTGCTAATCAGATTAGTAAGGCGTTTGGTGTACCTGTAGACATGTTAGGGGGTGGTAATAGTACAGAAAGTCAGCACAGCAACAGCACACAAATCAAGAACTTGTACTACGAGAACTTAATTAGTTATGTAGCCCCAGAAATTGATGAAATTGCTTTGAAAATGAATGCAGAAGATTTAACGCTTGATATGCAATATGTTGACGACGCTACCCGTGTTAGCCAAATCAACGACATGGTTAAAGTTGGCACTTTGGGTCAAGCGCAGGCTGAATTCATGCTGAAGCAATATGGTGTGTTACCTAATAATTTACCTGTCTATGTTCCATCGACGCAGGGGAAAGGAGAAAGTGAATGAAGTTAGATATTAAAGGCATGATCACTAATGATGATGATGCAGAAATATATCGTGATTGGTTAGGCATGACTGTTACCTCACCAACTGATATTTTAGGCAACTTACCTACTGATGGTTCTGATTTAGAAATTGGAATTAATTCAGGAGGCGGAGAAGTTGATGCTGCGAATGAAATTTACACAGCGTTACGAAATTACCCTGGTAAAGTTATTACGCAAATTGAAAGTTCAGCTTATAGTGCTGCATCGATTATTGCAATGGCTGGTGATACTGTTCAAATTTCGCCAGTTGCTCAGCTAATGATACATAATGCGTCAACTTATGCAGGTGGTAACCACAATGACTTGGATAAAACATCCAATGCATTAAAATCCACCGATAAGGCCATAGCTAAAGCGTATTCGGTTAAAACCGGTCGTCCAGTTGATGAGTTCCTTGCCTTGATGGATAAAGAGACGTGGATTAATGCTGACGATGCATTAGAACTTGGATTAGTTGATGAAGTAATGACTTTTGAAAAAGAGCCAGTCACTAATTCTGTTAATAATGTACTACCTCGCAAAATCATCAATCGTATCAAAGATTTGGTTGGTGAAAATCAAAAATTGAAAACTAACGCAACTGATAGTCAACCAAGTGAACACGACAAACTCGTGCAAGCTAAGTTG